TTATTCGAAGGCGACCGTCTGACCGTTGATTTTCACGTCGCTGAAGACGGCTTCCGAGGTCTTCTTGCTGTCGCCGCTGTTGGCCGCCAGGCCGATCAGCAGTTTGTCGGGCAGTCCGCTGACGGTGACGGACTTTCCCACGCCGAAAGGATCGTCCCTGGTCCCGGCCGGCAGCGTCGTTGCGGGCGGATCGAGGGTGTCTTCGGTGGCGTCGTCGCCGCACGCTCCGGCGAGCAGCGGGAGGACCAGCAGAAGGAGTAAGAATCGTCTCATACGTATTGTGGTTTTAGGTTGACGTTTGCTGATAACAAAATTAACCCGCCGGAGGTTGTCCGACGGGGAAAATTTATCCGTTTACAGGGAAAAATCGTCACACGCCCGGAAGGATGCTTCCGGCGCGCCCGAAACCTTATCGTTTGAAGCGTTTGGCAAGGCCCCCTTCGGAGGTTTCGCGGTAGAGGCTCGGAAGGGCGTGGCCCGTTTCGTTCATCACCTCCACGACCTTGTCGAAGCTCACCATGTGCGAGCCGTCGGAGAGCGTGGCGTAGGCGTTGGCGTCGAAGGCCCGGGCCGCGGCGATGGCGTTGCGCTCGATGCAGGGGACCTGCACCAGTCCGCACACGGGGTCGCACGTGAGGCCCAGGTGGTGTTCGAGACCCATCTCGGCGGCGTATTCGATCTGCGAAGGGGTTCCGCCGAAGAGCTGGCACGCGGCGGCGGCAGCCATGGCGCACGCCACGCCGACCTCGCCCTGGCAGCCGACCTCGGCGCCCGAAATGGAGGAGTTGGTCTTGGCGACGTTGCCGAAAAGTCCGGCGGTGGCCAGCGCCCGCAGGATGCGGATGCGCAGGAAGTTGCGCGAGGTGGAGAGGTGGTAGAGCACGGCGGGCATGACGCCGCTCGACCCGCACGTGGGGGCTGTCACGACCGTGCCGCCCGAGGCGTTTTCCTCGGAGGTGGCCAGCGCGTAGGCGTAGATTTTGGCCCGCGAGGAGAGCGAGTCGGTGTAGCTTTTCGACTTGACCCAGTAGGTCGAGGCCTTGCGGGCGACCTTCAGCCCTCCGGGCAGCACGCCGTCGTTGTTCAGGCCGCGCTGGATGGTTGCGCACATCGTCTCCCAGACCGTGTCGAGGTAGTCCCAGATTTCGGGACCTTCGCAGTCGCTCACATACTCCCAGAAGGTCTTGCCCTCGTGGTAGCACCACTCCTTGATCTCCGAAATGGTCGACAGCGGGTAGATGCTCCGGGGCGTTTCGAGGCGCGAGGCCTCGTTGGCCAGCGCCCCGCCGCCGACGCTGTAAATGGTCCAGGAATCGACGACTTCGTCGCCTTTCAGCCCTTCGAACAGCATGCCGTTGGGGTGGAAGGGGAGCACGACCTCCGGTTTCCAGACGATCCGGGTCGGGGCGGCCGGTTCGAGCACCGAAAGGATCGCCACGTCCGTCAGGTGGCCCTTGCCCGTGGCGGCCAGCGATCCGTAGAGGGTCACGCGGTAGGCGTCGACGTCGCGGCAGCGTTCCGCAAACCGTTCGGCGGCCCGCTTGGGACCCATCGTGTGGCTGCTCGACGGGCCGCTGCCGATCCTGTATAACTCTTTAAGCGATTCCATAATCGTGATTTTACGGGAGCAAAGATAGGTAAAATTCCACAAGAAAAGGAGAAATAAGCCTTTCTCGCTTTTTACCCGGCATGGATGTGCGGAAGTCTCCCTTTTCAAAGGGAGGTTTGGGGGGCTGCATGGGTTCAGGGGCACAAAAAAAGGAGGGATATTGATTCCTCCTTTCTTGTAGCCCCACCGCGACTCGAACGCGAATTTAGGTTAGGAAACCTTGTATTTATCTAACCTATAAATCCGATATTCAGCAAATTGTAAATTAGGACGAAAAATATTTGACAACAATTTGACAACTTTTGCAAAAATGCGGGGTCGCCGAAGCAACACCCGCACAACGCACGATGCCGTAAAACGACATCGGTACAAAGATACAAATTATTTTCGACCGACAAAACGGAGTACGAAAAAACATACCGCGATGACGGTTGCGCATATTTCAATGATGCCGAGCCAACGCAGGTTCTTCGGTGTTGAATCCTCTTTAATTTCTTCCGTGCCTGTGTCTTCCTGTTTGTTTGTCGTGGTTTGTTCGTTGGCGGCTTCGCGTAATTGCTCGTCGACGATCTGACGAATAACGGATTTATCGACGGTTGCTGTCGTGTTTGTGGTCTTCGTTTCCGTTGTGGTCGTCCGCTGGGGCGGCGAACATCCCAAGCTGTCGGCGGCGGGGCTGCTCGTATCGTAGATGGTTGTCGTCGATTTCGTTTCTGTCGTGGTTTTCGAAATCGTTACGACGTCGCGCTGCTTCTCCGTCTGCTCCTGCGTTGAGGTTTGCCGCTCCGATTCGGCCCGCTCTTCGACGCGCTCCTGTGTGGATGAACGCGAGGTGTTGCGCGTGGATGCACACGCGCAAAGTAGAACGGCTGCCACTATTGCGAAATAGTATCTTTTCATAGGCTTACAAATGCAGGATAGCACGACGATTGCCGATGCCTCCCATTTTACAGGAAATGTGAAGCCAGCGGAAATTGCGTTCGTCGATAAGTTGGTCGAACGAAATATCGCTTGCGCAGACCATGTCGAATAGTTGCTTGTTCCCCTCGACCGTTCCCGTCGTTATATCAGCGGCTTCGCCTTTGACGTGCTGGCTGGTCGCCACGCCTCCGACGGCAGCATTGAGGGCTGGCGACCGATACCCGCTGTTTACGCCGATAGGTTTACCCCATAGCCGACGGATTGGGTCGAGGCAGTTATCCATTAGGTAATTCAGGCGTCGGAGAACGTCGTGTGGCGGCGTGTTCTGGATTCCCCTTGCTTCCGCCGTGTCAGAGTGGAGCAATTCGGAAAGAGTGAAATGCTGTGCCATACCTACCAGCGTTTGAAGATTGCGAAATGTACGATCTCGCCGACCAGCGTACCGATAGCGTCGGCGGCAATATCGAGCCAGTCCCAGCGTCCGCCGCTTTGCATATCTTTGATTTCAGCTGTCAATCCTGCGCCGACGCCAAATTCCCAGCCGAGTAAAGCTGAACCGATAAGGCATCCGAGTAGGTGCAGAATGCGGTTCGACTTGAACAGGAAAAAGTCGCTCGCTTTTTCCAAAACTGCGGCCATTTCGAGGGCCTTTTTCAGAATGTAATTCATATCGAATTCGATTTAATATGTGTCTTTATTTACTTTTTCAGCCCGGTTGTCTTCCTCGATGTGGCATTGTTCGAGTTCGTCAATACCGAGCCGTCGCCCCAGCAACGAAAAGACGTTAAATGTTATCCGCTTGCCTTTTGCTGCAAAATAGTTAGACAAACACGACGATAGTTCATTACCGTAAATGATGGCGAAAATCAGGTATTTCAGCCAGTCGGCGGCAAATCCTATCGAAATAGTAATGCCGAGCATGACCCAGCACAGGTATTCGCACATTTTGTTGACCGTGCGGCGAACTGCCCGCGAAATGCGCACACGCTCACCCCTTTTTCGGGCTGCTTCACAGCCGAAAAAGAGATCGCAGATGATAACCACAGCTGCAACGACCAACCAAATGATCGAATCCGCAAGCGCTTGATAGAAAATCGACGTCAATATCGCTGTCGCCGAGTTCTGCACGACGGTTTCGGTCATTGTCGATTGTTCGGTTAGCGGGTTCATACGGCGTCGATGTTATGCGCCTGCTCTTCCTCGGCTCGTTCCGCTTCTCGCGTCGCTTCGAGTTTGGCCAGCGTCTGTTCGTTTCGGTTGTATTCGGCGTTTGCGGCCTCGTATCGGGCGAAATCGTCGGGGTATGTTTCACGAAACGACGTTCCGTTTTTGAAGCATTTCGCGGCCCGTTCGTCCGACGATGCCATGATCGCGCGCAGTTCCAACTGGCGCGACTGTAATTCGTTAATTTGCTGCTGTGTTTCCATCGTTGAGTAAGTTTTTGAGTGTGAATAAATCGCGTCTGCGTTGTTTGCGGACGTTGTATTTGCAGATTTCCCGTTGCCGGAAATGTTTGACGACCGTTGCCGTCGTGATGTCGTCGTCGAAACGGATATAGTCGCACCATACGGTTCCGACCTCTGCGGCGATGCGTTTACGAATGTTGAACGTATCGAAATGCCGCATCAACCCCAAATAGGAGTTTAGGATTGTCGCCAGCTTCTCGACATGCCGGGCCTTGCGGCGGCTACTGTGTCGGCACGCTTCGTTGTAGTAGTGAATCTTTCCGAAACACCGTGCGACGGTTTGGTTGTTCGTGTAGACGCGGTTGTATTTGATAACCGCACCTAAAAACTTGATGCCTTTCGAGTAGTGTTGCAGGTAGAATTTCCGCGGGTGCATCGTCAGTCCCCGTTCTGCGGCGAAATAGTTTCGAATATAAGGCATGGCCGTAAGAAACGATGCCTTATCCCGGACGACGAATGCGAAATCATCGACGTAGTTCACAGGAGCGAGGCCAACGGAGCGCATCCACCGCATCGCGGGTGCGTTGTAGAAATTCGCGTCGGATTGCGACGTGAGGTTCCCGATGGCTAAACCGAGGAACCAATCGACATTGTAGAGGCTCTTCGAGCGCGGCAGGTCAGCCCAATCGCAAAGTGGAGTTTTCCGCACGGCGTTGTCCTGCGGATTATGCAGCGTAACGACGCGGATAAGATACAACAGCGTATCCTTATCCCATCCCTCGTAGCGCTTGGCGACCAATGCGACCAACTCGTCGTAAAGACGGCGTTTGTCGATGCTCATAAAGAATGATTGCAGGTCGAATTTTGCCACATAACAGTCGGTGGTATAACCTTTCGACTGGTGGAATATCTGCTGTTGTAGGGCCTGTATGGCCGCAAGGTTGCCTTTCCCGACGCGGCAACTGAACATGTTATCGTCGAGTGTTCCGCATTCCTCGAAAAGAGCTTCGAGGCGCATGACGATATAGTGCTGCACGATTCGGTCGCGGAAATCGGCGGCTACCACTTCGCGCAGGCATGGTTTCGTAACGATAAATGCGATGGATTGCCGCGGGACATATTCGCAGTTGAACACCTCGCGGGCGAGCGCGACAAGCTCGCTTTCTTCATCAAGCCAAAAGCGTATCGCGTTAGCGGTATGCGCTTTGTTTTTTAAGCATAGGCGATATGCCGCCCGCATTGATTTATAGAACGAGGCGAAAGGGTCTACATTACCTTGAAATTCGGAAACCGGACGCACGGCGTACGCGTTACACTTGCTGCTGAGGTTCACGTAGCCCGTGCCGCCGTGGTAGACGAACGCGGTGTTGGAATCGTACTCCGGGTCGGGGTCGGCTTCGCTCGTCCAGCCGATAGTCGTTGCGGGTTCGCCGCCGATCTTCTTGAACGCTTCGTCGAGGCCACGGAACCGGGCGTCGTACATTTCAATTGCTTCATGCCGGGTCGGGCAGCGGAAGCCCTTGCGGTATTCGGCGGCAGCTTTCTGTGCGCCCTCGAAATTGAATCCGCCCGGTAGGTCTTCTTTGGCGATTTCGAGCATTCCGAAATCGGTTACAAGTACAACGGTCTGCGCTGTGGTCGGATCTTCGCGCTTCACCCATTCGTCGACGGGGATAAGGTTGCGCTGTTCCTCGGGGATGTAAATCCCATTTTCGATGTTGTTTTTCATAGTGCGTTGTGCGTTAGTTGTTTAATAATATGTAAAATAGCTATGCCGAAAGGCCGTTGGATAACCGACAGAATGGTCGAAAAATCGTCGACGTCTGCCGATGTGAAATTCAATACCTGTTCGCCGCGGTCAGTAAGTCGAAATGCCGTTCCTTTGTTCGATGATTCGCTCGTTATCAGTCCTGCGGCGCATAGGTGGCCGATAAGAGTGCGCATTTTACCGTGGCTTATTCCGATAAGTTCGGCAAGTCCGAGCACGCTGCCCGTCGCGCTGTTAAGGCTCGTTGTGTTCATCGTGCGTTGTGCTTTATGCGATAATAATGTATTGCATTAAACAATTTTTGTTATATTTGTGCGTAATTCATGCGTAATCCCTGTGAATTATGATGCAAATATAAAGCAAAGCATCATATTATGCAAACTTTGTAAAGCATTTTGTGAAATTTTTGTGAAATTTTTTTATATATGACTATAAAAGAAAGGCTTGTCAAGTTCGCTAAATCGAAAGAGCGTTCTGTGCGTGCTTTTGAGCGCGAAGCAGGGCTGACGATTGGTTATGTGAACACAATCCGCGTATCTGTTCAGCCGGATAAACTACAACGCATTGCATCACGTTATCCTGACCTTAATACAGAATGGTTGATGACGGGCGTTGGGCCTATGACCCGCGGCGGCTCTGTGAAGACCTCGACGGCGACAAACAAAGCCGAAACGCCGAATGTATTTACTGCTCCGCTGTTGCCTCTCGCAGCGCAAGGTGGGACACTCAACGACTTTGTTGTGTCAATTAAAGTTGCCGAGTGTGAGCGCGTTGTCACGCCGATTCGTGACGTTGATTTCGTTATGACGGTAACGGGCGATAGTATGGCCCCGGACTATCCGAACGGGGCGCAGGTGCTTATTAAAAAAGTCGACGAAAAGGCGTTCATCGAATGGGGACGGGTTTATGTCCTCGATACCTGTAACGGTAGTGTTATAAAGGAGGTGCGAAAGGGGGACGATGACGATTCCGTACAGTGCTATTCTTTGAATCCCGACCCGAAATATCAGCCTTTTGCCGTGCGATTCGCCGATATTTACGGAATGTATCGCGTATTGATGTGCATGTCCTTAAAATAGTTAATATAAACACTTTAACCCTTATATTTTATGAAAAAACTTGCTTCGGGCTTCGCCTCTGTCGGGGCTTGCGTTTTACGACGCGTAGGGATTATAAAATTCCCCCCCCCTCGAAGATTCTGAAAGGGCCGATACTCCATCTTGGGATTGGTAGAATTGTCGCACTTTGCGCCGTTTGGTGTTTGACGTGTTGCACATACCAAGCCTATACGGTAAGGTATTCTGTTGACTATGCAGAGTACATCAACAGCGGTTTTTGGATTTTTCCGTCAGAGGCTCAACCTACATATAAATACCTCCCTATTGCCTCGATTGCGATGGAGTACGGAGAGGAGTTCGGCCCCGGCGCAGCGGATGATATAACCCCTAATAAAATACTTGATATGCTTGTCGAAAGAGCTAAAACGCGAGGGGCGAACGGCTTGATCGGTGTAAGAATCTACCGGGAACTGGATGCAAACAAACGCCCTGTGTGGCAAGCGTCCGGGGTTGCCGTTAAGTTTGAAGATGTACCCCTCGAATCGAGTTTCCAATCTGCCAATAACCAGTAAAAACATATCAAAATGGATTTCAAAGATCAAATCAAGCTGTTGAGTGAACGGGTTATCAAACTTAAAGAGAATACCCAAACCGAAGAGGCGACCAAAACGGCGTTCATTATGCCGTTTCTTCAAACCCTCGGATACGATGTATTTGACCCGACGGAAGTTGTCCCCGAATACACTTGCGATTTAGGGATTAAAAAAGGGGAAAAGATCGACTATGCCATTCATAAAGACGGCCAGCCGATTATTCTGATTGAGTGCAAACATTGGAAAGAAGACCTTACATCGCATAACGGGCAACTGTTTCGTTATTTCCATGTATCCAACGCCCGCTTCGGCATTCTGACCAACGACATTATCTATCGTTTTTATACCGACTTGGTAGAGAAAAACAAGATGGATGAAAAACCGTTCTTCGAATTCAATATGGAGAAATACCGGGAATCGCAGGTCGATAAATTGCGTGAGTTCCACAAGAGTTATTTCGATGTAGACACGATTCTCAACACCGCCAGTGAATTGAAGTTTACAAATGAAATTCGAAATGCCATTGACCGGGAAATCAACAATCCCAGCGACGAGTTCGTCAAATACTTTGCCCGGCCGATTTATCCCGGCCGTTTCAACGACGTTGTAATGGGGCAATTCCGCGCGATTGTGAAACAGGCATTTGTACAATACACCAACGATTACATAAATGAACGCCTTAAATCGGCGATCTCTGCCGATACGGTAGTAGAAAACAAGGTCGATAAGACCGAACAGGGGGCGGATGTGGCCGCAACTTCGGATGAGGCAGAAAAAATAGAGGATAACCGAATCGTAACTACGGAAGAGGAATTGCAGGGATTTTATATCGTTCGGTCAATTCTTTATCCGGAGGTTGACGATATTAACCGCGTGCAGTACCGTGATACGATGTCGTATTTCGGAATCCTGCTTGACGACAATAACCGAAAACCGATCTGTCGCCTGTATTTCAATAGTTCAAATAAGTATCTCGAAACTTGCAACGTGGAGAAATGGGGACAGAAACATCTGCTTGAATCATTGGACGATATTTACAAGTATAAGGATGAAATCATAGCTGCTTGCAAAATGTATTGATCTATGCAAACCGTTGCGGACAGATTTTTCGAGGCGTTCGATGCCTTGCTTGCGATGGGCGAAACGAAGATACAGACGTTTTGCCGCGAGGGTGGCATCGACAAGCGCAATTTTTACAAAAAGCGCGATAACACGGATAGCCGCCGGGAGATTCCGACGGCGTGGCTGACGTTTATCGTCGAGCATTACGGCGTTTCGCCTCGTTGGCTGTTGACAGGCCGCGGGCAGATGTTTACAAAATAGCCCGAAAATATGTAAAAATTATGTACGCAGGGGTTAATTTTCCCCGTGAAAATATGTACAGAAAACGCCCCGACCGTTTGGCCGGGGCGTCGCGTTTCGCTTCTGCGAGATTGTCAATAAAGCAAAGGCTATGAAACGCGAATTTCTGCAAGTTTTTCCGAAAGGTCTTTCAACGCATAATCGAGCGTGCGTAGCTCCTCCTGCGAGAATTTGGCCTGCATTCCGTTAACCGTGTTGCCGTTAATACGCTGATTCAGCCAACTGCGGCTTTTATTGAAATAGGTCTTGGCGATGTAAGACAACGAGATTGCCGGGAGCACCGATTTAAGGCGAGCGCGCACTAATTCGTCCTGTGCGCGCTCGTTTGTTTCTATGATCTGCGAAAGGGTGATCGCGGCGACCTCCTCGGCGTTTTGTTCGATTGCCGCGGAAATCTCCTTGCCGATTTCGTTGCGTTCTTCTTCCGTTTCAGCGCTTATAAAACGACGTTTCAAATCGTCCATTTCTTTCTTGGTTGCCATAGTCTATTTTGTTTATGCTCCCCGCCCCGCAAGGCGGGGAGCTGTGTTTTACAATTCTTTGAGGATTTCGACCAGCTTGTTGATTTCCTCCTCAATGGAAGCGAGGATTTTTGCGGCTCCCTCTCTTCCTTTTAGCTCGCTGTAAAGCCTTAAATAGTAAATTAGCTCTGCTTCGAACTCCTTTTGTTCCTTGCTTGGTTTTTTCATATCCTTTTGGCTTTATTGACAATGCAAATATAATAAACATTTGTTTATTATGCAAAATTCCCGCCGATTATTTCCGATTTTCTTCTCTTTTTTTGAGTTCCGACCAATCGAGCAGGCCAAGTACTTTTGCATTTGCCTGCCAAATGACCGACCAATCGCGGTCGATATATCGGTCGGTTATTTTCATATCTGCGTCGACGTGGTTCAGTGCCTCGTGTACGGTGTATTTGTCGATTTTGAGCGCGGCCGAACGGGCTATCGTTGCCCAGCTATGCCGGGCGGCATAGAACGTGATATGTTCCGGCAGGGGGCGATCTTCGCCTGTGGCGTCGTTCTGGCGTTGGTCGGCGTCGCGGGCTGCCCGCAACGCATCGTCAATTCGTTTCAGACCTTGATTCAGCGCTCCGTTGAACGTATTGCCGTCCCGGTAGTGCAAGTGAAACCGGAATAGTCGTGCCCCTGTCGGGTCTTTGAATTTCTCGACCAACGGTGCGATCTGCGGTTCGATTCTGATGTGCATTTCCGCCTCGTCCTCTCGGCGGCTCGCTGTTTTCTGTCGGTTGTAAATAATAACGTCGCCATCGAGGGACTGCGCAGGGCAGGATAGCAGGTCGGCTGCGTTCATGCCTGCAAGGCCGAACGATAGGAGGAAACAATCACGGGCAAGATCGCGGCGCGTGAAATCAGAGATCGACCCAGCGCGGCGTGGTTCATCGCCGAGGTTGATTATTTGTTGGAGTATATCGGGGCTGACGGCTCGTTTTTTGACCTTTGGCGGTTGCTTGACCTTGTAGGTTTTGAACGGTGATTGCGGTATGCGGATGACGCCCAATTCCTCGTCGTTAAACTCCTGTTTTGCGAGATTATGGATGTGGCGGACGCAGGCAAGATAGGACGATACGGCGCGGCCGCCTTTCTTGGTCTTGTGTAGTTGGCGGATTGCGCCCTTTTTGCTGTGCGTCAGAACGGGTTCGGCCTCGATGAACCGTTCGAAGTCCGTAAGGAACCGGGCATTTATCCGGCTGATGTCAAGTGTTTCCGTGCCGATATACCGCACCAACGCATTTAAGGCGATCTGATACCCGATGCCCGTTCCGGGACGCATCGTTTCGGCCTTTTTGCGCCCATAGGCGATAAAATCGAGTTCGAAAGCCATGTTGTTCTGCTCCGTCTGCTTGATGTAGTCGACTACCTGCCGGACGGTCATAACGTCGGCCGCAGCTCCGAGCCGTCCGACGATGGCGCGCCAGTTGTCGATGATTCGTTTCGCCTCGTCGATTATGCTTTGGTCTTTGAGTTTAAGCGCGCGCGTCATTTGATGCGCTGCGACGTACATATTCGTCGACAGCTTCAATGTCTGCCGTCGATGGGTAACTCGTATCTTTACGTTGTAGGTTCCGTCCTGCCGTTTATTGTCGGCGTAGACAACGGGCTTGAATGTGGTCGGCAT